CAGCGATCTCGGCAACCTTGCCGAACATCACGACGCGGTGCCATTCAGTGCGCTCTTGCAGCTGGCCGGTCTGTTTGTCCTTCCAGCTGTCGGTGGTGGCCAGGGTGATGTTGGTCACCGCGTTGCCGTTGGGCATGTAGCGGGTTTCGGGATCGCCGCCGACATTGCCGATCAGGATGACTTTGTTTACGCCTCGGGCCATAGCTTATGTACTCGGATAAGGCCCTGGCGCGAGGCCAGGGCTGGGATAGGTGGATTAGGACTTGGAGCGGGCGGCCATGATCTTATCGGTCACCAGGCGGCAGCCTGGGTAGGCAAACGCTTCCTTGAAGGCCTTGGCCTGGCTGTCGAGGAACTTCTGGTCGGGCGCCAGCGCCTGAATGGGGGTGTTCGAGGCGGCGTAGCCCTTGACGATTTCGAGCAGCTTGGCTGGATCGCCCATGGCTTCCATCAGCAGGGCCTGGGCCGCAACTGACTTGCAGAGTGCCATCAGATCGGTGACCTCGGCGGAGTAGGTTTTCCGAGTGCTGACACCGGACACCTTTGGCGCGGAGACGATGGGCGACGGTGCGGCGACCTGCATGGCGGCGTTTTCGCGCAGCGCTTCGGCCTGCTCGACCTTGCCGCTGGCTTCCAGCTTCTCAGCCTTGGCTGTCAGCTTCTCGGATTCCTTGCGGGCTTCCTCGGCGGCCTTGGCTTCGGCGATGAGGCGCTTCTGCTCCTGCTCGTCCTGATAGCGGATGATGGCGTTCTTCAGCAGGGTTTCAGCGCTGGCCAGCGATTCGAGCGGGCCTTTGACGTAATCCATCACCTTCTTCTTGGCGGCGTCGATGGGCGCGGTGACGGCCTTGCGCTGGTCGTCGATGGACTTCATCGCACCCTTGATCCGCTGCAGCTGGTCGGCGGCGACGTCCAGGGCACTGTCGTCGGCGATGGTGATGGCCTGGGCCTGGCGCAGCATGCTCGGCGCGTTCTGCAGCAGAGTGATGGTTTCGGGCAGCAAGCGCGCTTCGAGCTTGATCTCGAACGGCGGCAGGCTGTCGGCGGTGTTCAGGGCGATGACGTTTTGGGCGGTAGCGTTCATGGTGGATCTCCTTGGCTGGGTTAGCGCTGCTCGTCGGCAAGCTGCTTGTAGAAACGGTGGTGCTGGTTGCGGAAGCGGAGCATGCGCAGGCAGGCCAGAAAGTCGTGCCAGTCGCTTTCTCCGGTGTACGGGATCAGTTCGAAGGTGCCATCGCGCCCGAGCCGCAGCCCGTAGCGCTCGACGGCGTGGTCCTTCTTGTTGGGGCGGTGGGAGTTGACGGCCTCCCGGTAGGCGGCCGTCTGCGGGCCGGTGCTCGGCATCATGGTCACGCACGACTTGAGGTCGAGAATGGCCAGCTTGGCGCGCGGCTTGCCGTGCAGGATCAGCTCGCGATCCGGTGTGCCGGCGTACTTCAGCACCTTGTGGTAGGTGATCTGCTCGACGTTGACGAACTCGGGCCGCATGACCTCCTTAAACCGCTGGTAGCCCATCAGGTAGCCGGTCAGTTCGTCGTCCAGCGACGCATAGTCCAGCGTGCCCAGGTCTTCCAGCTCGGTGGTCAGGTGAACCGCCGTCCCGCGCGCGGCGGCTTCCGCCAGGATGCGCGCAGGGATATCGTCGTAGGACGACAGCGGTTTGAGGATCGACGTGACACCTGGCAGCTTCTCGCCATTGAGGTGGTACGAGTGGCTTTCAGCGTCGAACACCAGTTCAGGATGCAGGCAGCCCATGACTTACTCCGACTTCCCGAGCTTGTTCACGTAGTCCATCGCCTCGTTCAGCCGCGCCAGCGGGATCGACTCGACGCAATCGACCTGTAGCTGGCTCAGCAGGGCGCTGCCGTTGTCGCTGTAGCGCTCCAGCTTGGTCTTGATCATCTTGACGTGATTGGCCTTGATCACCGGGCCGTCATTGGCTGGCGCGCTGTCCGTGGCGGGTGCTGCGTCCTGTGGCTCGCTCTGCGGGATCACCTCGCCTTCCAGTGGCTCATCGGCTGCCGGCGCCTGCTGTGCGACGGCGCGGGGTGCCGGCGAAGCCTTGGCGGGCTGCGGGGTGATATCGCGCATGTCTTCGGCGTCCAGCGTCTTGCCGGCCATTTCCTCGGCGGTCGGGTCGCTGCCGATCTCTGGCCAGGCGCGGCGCAGGGCTTGTGCCTCGGCGCATTTGGCCAGCTGCCCATAAGGGCGCTTGGCCCACATCGCATTGGGCGCGTCCTTGTCGCGAGCCAGTGATGCGTAGTTTTCCAGCCAGTATTCCTTGGCAGAGAACTCGACGATCCGGTCACCGATCAGCTTGCGCACGGTGAACTTGCACCACTGCGGGAAGGTGCAGGTCACCGTCTTGTTGTCGTAGCCGGTGAAGTCGCGAGTGATCTCCGGCCCGAACTCGGGCTCATCGGCGCCGGCATAGTCGCCGGAGCGGGAGGCCTGAATGCGATAGAGGCCAATGCCTGGCATCGGCACGTCGCGCCATTCCTTGGTGTCGTTGCGCCCTTCGTGCTTGATCGTCACCTGCATCGGCACCAGATGCACCGGTTTGAGCATCGGATCAAGTTTTCGAGCGCGGCAGTAATCGACCGCCATGATGATGCTGGTGTCTTTCGCGCCAGGATAGATCGTGGTTTTCAATGCGTTCCAAGTGGACTCATCGATTCCGCGCGCCACGACAGCGGGCGGCGCGTCTTTCCATGCTTGTACTGCGGTGCTCATGTCTTGTGCTCCGTTGGTTTCCAGTGACGGAGACGATAGCAACCGCTATTTAATCTGGCAAGCGTCTGTTAGCACAAAAAAACAATCAATCGAGTTTCACTTTCCGTAACGCCTGCTATAGGATGGCGCCATCTGTCGCTGCATGCTTCAATCGAAGCAATCGGGAAAGTGCATTGAACGGTCGATTGAGGGCATAGGTAGCATTCGCTATATTCCTGCACTCAACTGGAGTTTTGGCGATGGAGATCACTGATGGCGACCGACAATCCGGTCCATGAAGAACGGGATTTCCTCGCTGAACGGGAGGCGCGCGTAGACCGAGTGATCGCTCTGCTGCGTAAATTCTTCGAGCGGGAGGATCTTGAAACCAAGCGCCAGCGTGAGCGCTTCGCGAAGCGTTGCGGCACGACCTGGGGCAACTTGCAGCAAATCATCCAGCGACAGCGGAACATTCCGGTGTGGCTGGCGGTGAATCTCGACCGCGAGTCAGACGGCGAGCTGCCCATGACGGAACTGTCCGTCGAAGTCGATCCGCGTCACCGGATCGATTGGGAGCACATTCGTAAGGCGATGCGGAGAAAAGCAGCGAAGGCATAGCGATGAAATCTCAATACGACCGAGTTCTGGCGGTACTGAAGGCAGCAGCACAACCCCTGAGTCTGTTCGAGATCAGGCAGGCCATCATGGCCAGGTTCGAGCGTATGGATTCGGAGGCGGGCATATCGGCGCGTATTCGCGATATCCGCCACGATCTGGAGAAGGAGCAGGCCGGAACCATCTGCGCGGTGCGTGAGCACGGCAAAGCGTGGTGCCGGTACAGCGTAAGCAATCCGACGGGTGACACTCGGTGTATTGATCAGGGTCAACTTATCTGCTGATAGGTGGCTCGCACAGTGATGGCGTTGTGACAGCATCGTTACAATGCCTGACTCAGTGGTCACGTTCTGTCTAACGTGACTGCAGGCGGCTAGGTTCGGTTAGCTACCGTTCTGACCAGGGTATGTCCTCGCTCCAAGGCCCGCCGCCTGTATCGAGTGGAGTGAGGCAATTCAGAGCCGCATGGCTCGCACCTTTTGAGCTAGGTTCCGTAATGCTTTTTCGAAAGCGGCTTCAGTGCCGAGAGACTTCTCACGCCGTCAATCCGACGAAGTGTCCTATCCGATGTATCGAGCCTGTCGATAATTCAGCGTCAGTTTAGCGGCGCAGCTGCCATTTTCGCAGCGAAGCGGGTGGCTCGACCGCCTGAAGGTCGATGAACCATCAGCGTTTTCGATGGATTGGATAAGGATTCGCCAGGATGATCAGTAGTAGCCAGGCAGTGCGGGAAAGCGAGCAAATGGTTTGCTCGTGCAATAGCGGATGGTGGGCGACACGATGACCATGACGCGCAAGTTTTCAGGGGTTTGGATACCAGCCGACCTGTGGCTGGATCGGAACCTGTCGATCACCGAGAAGGTGATGCTGGTGGAGATCGAAAGCCTCGATCATGCGGATCGCGGGTGCTATGCCAGCAATGCACACTTTGCCGAGTTCTTCGGCCTGTCTAAGTCGCGCGTGTCGGAGCTGATCAGCGGCATCGAGCAGAAGGGCCTTATCACGGTCGAGCTGATCCGTGAAGGTAAGCAGGTCATCAGTCGCAGTATTCGTCGGGTTTACCCCTTCGGAAAACCGAATACCCCTTCGGAAAACAAGGCGACCCCTATTCGGAAAACCGAAGACCCCTATTCGGAAAACACGCAGGGAAGTAATACAAAGAGCAGTAATACAAGAAGCAGTAAAGCTAAGGGCGACTCTGGCGAGCCGCCGAGCTATGCGCAGGCTGCTTCGAGTTCTTCCAGTGCTTCGGCGGAAACCGGGCAGAGTTCGGCGGCGACCTCGGCGGCGACGTCGAATAACCCCATTAGCCAGCCGAGCCTGTCAGGCATGGATGAGGCGGTCGGTAGCGAAGCGAAGAAGACGGGCAAGGCAAAAGCGGCTAAAGGTCCGGTCGATGTTGGCATGTTCGCTATCCCTGATTGGTTACCCCGCGAGAAGCTGCAGGACTTCGTGAACGACCGATCTGATCGCAAGAAGCCGATGACTAAGCGCGCGGTACAGCTGCTGATCAATGAGTTGGTGAAAATTCACGGGCAAGGCCACGACCCGGTAGCTGCAATCGACAAGGCTATCCTGAAAGGCTGGACGTCCGTGTATGCCCCCAATGACGCTATGACAGCAAATGGCCAGTCTAAGTTCCCAGGAACGAGAAAATTCGACCCGCGTGAAGCTATCAACCAAGCCAGGAGACAGAGCCATGAACAAGATGCCGACTGCATCAACGGCCAAGCTATCCGTCTGGACTGAGCCTCGCAAGTCCGGCGACCCGGAATTGGACGGTCTGTCACTAATGGAACGGCTCTGGAATCAGCTCGATGGCATGTTCCTGAGTCGCTGGAAGGGTCAGTTTGACAGCGAGGTCGCGGTGAGCAACTGGCGCAACTCGTGGGCGCTGGCATTCGCCGAGGAGGGGCTGACGCCCCAGGATATCGCGGTCGGCCTGACGGCCATGCGCCGCGCCAAGTACCCGCCGAGCCTGGCTGACTTTCTGGAGGCCTGCCGGCCAGTGCTGACGCCGGAGGATGCCTACCACGAGGCCATTCGCGAGCTGGCCAAGCGCCGCGCGCCCGTCCTGCGGGGCGGGGCGATGGTTACGGACGACAAGTGGAGCGAGCCGGCCATTTACTGGGCAGCCATCAGCATGGAAAGCGATCTGCAGATGCAGCCCTATGAGCGGATCAAGGGCCGTTGGGCTCGGGCGCTCGACTACGCGCGCAAGCATCCGAAGGGGGCGGTGCCTGAGTACCTGCTGGAGCTGCCGGCGAAATCTGTCGTGCCGCTGAGCGAGGCAGAGCAGCTGGCGGCCGAAGCCAAGCAGCGCCAGACCATCAGCGAAATACTGTCCACGCTGGGAAAGCGCTCGCCGGAAGCAGCCCCTGCAAGCCGGAAAATGAAGGCCTTGAGCGACGACGATCTGACCGCGCGCAAGGCTGCCCTTGACGAACTGCTGGCAGCCAAGCAGCAGAGAGAGGGGCAGCAGGGTGAAGGGGAGAACGCCGAACAAGGCCGAAAGCGAGTGGCATGACCTGATCGCTTCGAATATCGGGTGCCAGGCCTGTTTCAAGGAGACCGGCGCCCGTAACACCTACGTCTCGATTCACCACATCGACGGTCGAACAAAGCCTGATGCGCACTGGCTGGTGCTGGCGCCCTGTGGTGGCCACCACCAGAAAGGCTACGGCGCCGATCCGAAGATGCCCGCCATTCACGGCAGCTTGCGCGAGTTCGAGCGCCGCTATGGCACCCAAATGGAACTGCTCGCCGAAGCGGCAAGCGACTTGCTCGAAATGGGCTATGTCGTGCCGCCGCGCGTGCTCGAACTGGTCGGAATGGACGCCACTGCATGAGCTACCTCACACATCGACGTCGGGCGCTGACGCGGCTGGCCAGAAAGGCCTGGCTGTGGTTCCAGATCCGCGTGCGCGGCATGCAGACCACCAAGGTCTGCCCGAAGTGCTTCGACGAGCACATGGTTCCGCTGCCTTCGACCAATCAGAAAATCTGCCCGAGCTGCCAGCACGAAATCCCTTGGCGGCTTGAGCGTGACCAGCAATCCACCCTGCAGCCCAGTCGGGCGACCCGAAAAGGAACCTTCGCATGAACAATTCGATCAGTGTGCGCCGTATGGGCAGCCACGAGCTGCCGCTGCCGGCGCAGATGACGGCCGGCGCCGCAGGCTTCGACCTGCGTTCGACCGTGGCCTACACGCTGCAGCCTGGTGAGCGCCACTGCTTCCCGACGGGCTTTGCCTGGGAGATACCCGACGAGTTCTGCGGGCAGATATGGCCGCGCTCCGGCCTGGCGGTCAAGCATGGTATTGACACCCTGGCCGGCATGATCGACCCCGATTACACCGGCGAGATCATCGTGGCGCTGGTCAACCATGGTGCCGAGCCTTTCGAGGTCAAGGTCGGTGACCGGATCGCGCAGATGGTGCTGACGCTGTTCGTGCGCGGCACCCTGGTCGAGCGCCAGGCGCTGAAAGAGACCGAGCGCGGTGATGGCGGCTTCAGCAGTACAGGTATCGCCTGATGGCCAGGGTCGAGAGACCTTGCCGGGAGCCGCTGCACGAGGCGGCTCTGCGTAACTTGGAGTGCCAGGGGTTCACGGTCATCCAGCGCAAGGAGCGGTATGCCATCGTCCAGCGTGGTAATGACTTCCGTCGGATCGCGCCGGACGGCACGGCCTGCCGCGCCGAAGGTGCTAAGCCCCTGGTGAGACGGGTTCGCCGATGAGCCTGCGCATGTCCGCCGAGGAGTTCGTCGAATTCGAGCGCAAGCGCCTGGCCGCCAAGCCGGCGCGCACCAAGGCGCCGGTATCGACCAAGCCAGGCCCGCTGAGCGCCACCGCGCGCATGCAGGCCAAGGGGCGGCTGGCGCCTGGTCAGATGAACAAGAGCGAAACCGCCTATGCCGCGGTGCTTGATCAGCGCAAGCAGGCCGGCGAGATCCTGTGGTGGGCGTTCGAGGGGATCAAGCTGAAGATCGCCCCCAATACGCACCTGACCATCGACTTCACTGTGCTGCTCGCGAGCGGCGAGCTGCAGATGCACGACGTCAAGGGCGCCAAGGCGATCATTCAGGACGACGCCAAGGTCAAGATGAAAGTGGCGCGCTCGATGTTCCCCTTCCCGATGTTCTACGCCTTCCCGCCCAAGCGTAAGGGCGAGGCCTGGACGCTGGAGGAGGTATGACCGCCTCCCTGCACGACCAGTACATATCCCATGCCATGGCCTGCCCAGGCTGTCATGCGCCGACCGCGCGCTACTGCGATCAGGGAAAGGCCCTGTGGGTCGAGTATCTGGTGGACTACATCATGTCCCAGCCGGATCGGGCCACGCGCCGCGCGCTGATGGTCACCGAGAAGCGGCAGAACCCGCACCTGTTCCCATTGCTGAACGAGAAGGTGCGCGCGCAGCTAGGGGAGTGAGTTCGTGGATATCTTCGTCCGCAAGACGATGGACGGCGCCCTGCGTCCCGTCTCCGAGGAGGATGCCGAGGCGCTGAAGCGCTTCAAGCTCGGCGACCCGATCAGGGTCAAGGTGACCCAGCCCCGCAATTACAAGTTCCTGCAGAAGACCATGGTGCTGTTCGGCCTGGCCTACGAGCACTTCTGCGAGTTTGGTATCTCGGACGTTGAGTACCGGGGCCGCAAGGTGATCCCGTGCAAGGAGACCTTCCGCAAAAACCTGATAGTGCTGGCTGGGCACTACGATCCTGTCTTCGATATTCGGGGTAAGGTCCGGCTGGTGCCGCACTCGCTGTCCTTCGCCAACTGCACCGAGGAAAAGGCGCAGCGGATTTACAACGATGTGATCACCGCAGTGCTCGCGAATGTGTATCGCGGCAACCTGACCGAGGAGGAGCTGAACAGGCGTGTGGCCGAGGTTCTAGCCTTTGCGTAAGCGTCAATTGCAGGCCGATTTCAGTAGATCATCTGCTAAATAAAAAAGTTCCCATCTGCTAGCGATAAAGTGTTGCTGTCATCGCGCCATCGCTATAACAT